GTTTACTAATCTTTTATTTTTAACCTAGACCCGGGGGGCTATGCTGTATATTGTTCAAACCATCGGCTTATGTACTCACGCCACTCATCCTTCCTGTACCGCCGATCCTCATCAATCTCCAATCTCCTCAAGCATTCCTCTTGACTGACATCACAAAACACAAGCTCAGCTCCTAGATCGCTTGCTAACTTCTCTCTCTTGTACTTGTCTTGATACCCACCAATAATCCAAGCGTTGTTCCACTTACCGAACCTCGTCTTGATATTATCTAGCAGCAAGTTATGGATACCTCGAACATTGCTAAGTAAGTTGTCTGGTTTATCATAACTCGGTAACATAGACACTGCATGGTATAGTCGATCCATATCGATGACAATATCTCCACGTTGTACACGTTGTTGTACTAATTCTTGCTTGCCTGCCATTGGCGGACCGTACACGATGTAGACTGACCTACCGGATGACTGATGCCCGAATCGTTTATGGATAACGTTGTGGCAGTCAAAGCATACCAGTAGAATATTATCCGGATTGAGAGAGATCATTGCGTCCTGTACGTTCTCAGGAGTTAATTCGATCTTATGGTGACCGATGATCTCTCGCGCATTAGCTATGCGCTTACCGCACTCTTGACAAGTAGGACCACGTTCAGTGATCAAGTTAAGCCTGAGGTTTATCCATGGATCCCCTGCGTAGAAACTCTGGAGTATTGCATACTTAGCCACATTAACACCTACTCTTAAAACGACTTTCGATCCTGCTCTACCTTTCGCAGCTCCAGTTCCGCTTCGATCACATCCGTTTTTCGTTTACTCAGCTCAAGGTTAGCCTCTTCGATTTTTCGTTTATGGTTATCCGGCAATAAGTCAAAGTACTTCGTTAGCACTTCAAGCGCCTTCATCTTGTCGTGGAACTTAACAGAGATACCTTCCTTGCCTTGCTTTACCTCAGAGATTAACGAGCCGTCAACTTCGTCGTGGTTCTTGATGGTGACATAGCCGACATCCTGCGTGAGATAGTCACCGTTTGTTCCAATCATGCGCTGACCTTCTACATAGACATATTCCTTAGTTGACCCAAACTCCACACATTCCGTTATGTCAGCGAAGGCAATCTTGGCGTATACCTCCAAGACGTCGAGTGCGTCGATATATAGATCCTGAAGCGCTCGACCCTTAAGTCGCTTGATTTCAGTGGCGACCTTAGGGTTTTTCAGGTTATCGTGACCTTGAACATGGGCACTACTCTTTGCGTACCCTGCTTTAATTGCTGACATTGTAGCATTATAGCTTTTGATGTAATACAAACAAAAAAGCTTTTGCTTTTCGGTGAGCTCAGGACTTATTTCTATTTCAGCAATTTTCTTATTGTGGCGCGTTGCTTTCTTTCGTTGCGTTGCTATTTTTGTTGCACGTTGCGTTGCTCCGTTGCGTTGCCAATTTTCTCTATTCTTCCGACTCCGCATGGTGCCTTCTTTGACACCATGCTTTTCGGCTAATTCCTTCAAGGTTATTTCGGTGGATTCATATTCCTTGCGTATTATTATCCAATCCATAACTACATTCTCGCCACCTCCCCACCAAGGCGTTAATGCCTTATCCTAAAATTGTATCCCTTTATTTTGTCTCATCATCCGATCAAACGCCTCGAACCTCGGACTAATCTCATACAACTCATCCAGTTCCTTGCGGACATTACACTTACCGTTCCAGTTATTGCAGTTCCCACAATTAGGACTGAGTCCAACCTTCTTGGACTCGAATCCTACGCAAGAAAAAGCTGGCTTGCCCAATGTGATCACCGCCTTTTATTCGCATACAAAAGACGCCTCCACGATACGCGGAAAGCGCCTTTGTTTATTATTTTGTTTGTGGCTAAAGTCCAGCCTCCAACACTAATGATACAATCAATCGTTTCTTTTGTCAATAGTTTGTGCTATGCTTAGAGGTTTATATTCCTTCCCACACATCGGTATATACCTTATTTCCCGTCTTACTCTTCTTGGCCTTGCTCTTACTCCCTCCACCAGGAGCACTTGGGCCATCAAGAGGAATTGGTTGTTTGTCGTGCAAGCTAGGAGGATGATACTTCCGCATATCTGCCCACTTCTCATCCTCGGTCATTGCCTTAAATCTCTCAGCCCACGTCCCTCTTATGCTCGCAACACTCTGAACAACCTCAGTATGAACAATCTCTTCGACTATCTCTGCCACTTTGACGATGTCCACCTCTGGTTCTGGTTCGTATGTTCCGGTCTTGCACGCCTCAATGTGAGCACAGAGATTGCAATCGGTCCAATTATGAGGACATTGTCGTATCCCTTTTGGGCAATCCATGATTACTCCTCCTCTGTGGCATACTCATCAATTATCGTTATCTCAGGACTTAACCCCTCCAACCTCCTCCGACTCTCTCGCGGTCGCCATCGGCATTTTGGTCTACAGAACAGCGGAATTCGCTTTAGCTTACGGTAGATGTTGCGAAAAACAGGTTTGTACCACTTTGGGATATCTGTTGAGTCAGGAAAGATAGGTATGTCGTAATAATACCAATCACACATACTTGTGCCCAAATTAATTGTCCTCCTTCAATCTCGGATGACGAATCTGCGTATGCATAAAGCTTGGCTTTAGATTCCCGTCCTCACCCCATGCATGCGATAGGTATTCAGCTCTCAGATAATCAGGCGCACACCTTTCGCAAATATGTCTGGTTATGAAGTGCTTTGGGAATCGGAACTTCCACATCGGCTCTTTCTTAAATTGGCAATCGCAGAGATGGCATCTCGTCCAGAACCAACGGATCATTACCTTGGTGATAAGACAGCTTTTTGGCTTATCTTTCTTCACTTGGCATCCTCCTTCGGCTCAATCTCCTTAAACCTCGGAACTTCAACCCCATCAACCATAATGTTTTGGAAGAACATATCATACGGCCTTGCGAATACATTACCTTCTGAGTTCTCGTATACTGCAAGTCGCTCGCATGTCTCGGTGTGCCAAACTGATGTTGATAAGAGCGTGTAGATGCCGCCTTTGTAGTGTTGGTATTTCATGCCTTCACGTCCCATCTAATAGCTCCAAATTCAGGTTTTAAGCGAGGGGCATATAAATGTCTGTCTATTTCCTTTTTAAATACCCCTTCTATCCTATCCACCAACCCTACGGGTAAGGGCTCTCTGCACTGCTCATAAACGCTATACTCAGAACAGGATATTCCCAATCCATTAGCCATCTTAGCAATCGTTATACCGAGCTCTTTCCTTCTACTCCTGGTATCCTCCATGGAAATACCGTTCTTCTCATTCTCAATAAGAGATATCATTTTTTCTTCCTCGCGCATTTTACTTAACTCGTTTTTAGCTTTCTTTAATTCGCAAGCATAGTTATCGCAATCGAATACCTGACCATGAGAATCTTTGCCATCCCAAAAGCCTATAGGGTGCTTTGTGGGGTTGGTGCATGTTTGGCAATTCTCCACTTGATGCGCTACCCCTACGCCACTAGTCATGGGTATTCTGTTTCTGCCTGTCATCATTTAGCCCCCTCCACCCTATACGGACACTGCCCCTCTCCAGGACTCTCGTTAAACACCGGCACATCATGCTCGATAAACAATTCTCTCAGCCTACAACCCTCAGGTATGCACTTGCACGTCTGGCAAACTCCCAAAGCCTGCTCGCAGATCTCGAAGAAATCCTCAGTCTTGATCGGTGTCACACTATCGAGCTCCTGCATGCGCTTATACTCCCGGACAGCTTCATCGTGATATTTCACAACGACTTCCATCTTCGCGACTTGATTAAATATCTTGGCCTTCTCCAGATTATCCACCCCTTCAAGGAGTGTATCTGTAACCCTAAAGATAAACGATTTCGCCATTCTCATAGATTTCACCCCGTCCTTATTGCGGTTGTGCTCAGCCCATTCGTCGGCTTTCGTTGTGAGATATGCCACGAAAGAGGCTAGTGTTAGCACAAGGGTTTTCTCTTCGCGGTTGAGGTAGGATTTCATTGTGTTACCTCCCTTTTATCAGCATCTTTCCCAACGCATCAAGCGTCTCGGGGTTCTTAATCTCTCGCCCTGTTTTCTGCTTCCATGCGTCACAGGTATAAAGTCCGTTACTGATGGGTCTTGGTGCTCCACAAGTGTATAATTCACCTTTGTATTTCATGGTTCTCATGAGCACGGGCTCCATCCGCACGATACGCAGTGCTGGCATCCACTCGCATGAATCACCTTTCCGCCACACTCCTCGCATCCTTGTCCTGCGCGACGAAACCAACAGTTGTCAGCCTTCCAATCTGGCACATTCTTGCGGATTATTGCAACACAATCGTTGGCATCGTCCTCGTTCTTAATCTCAGGATTCGAGCAAAACTTATCTTTGCACTTAATCATGACCTAAGCACCTCCAACCTCTTCAACTTAATCTCATCGGCCATAACCCTGCAAAACATCGCCCCTATGACAATCTTTAGCTCGTCGCTGTCTATTGGCAACGCATCGGAACGCTTGTCCTTGAGGATGAGCTTGTGATTTTGGTCTGTTCCTGCGTAGAATTTGCCGTTTAGGACTATAAGTGATTTCATGTTTTATCCTCGCTATCCGTGAAATACACAATTATATTCATAACCATGTAGATAAAGCTAAATGCCACAATCCCCTCTATCATGCTTTGTCCTCCAACGTAAGGAGTGCAGCAATACATATGGCGTGTGGTGTTTCACCAATTGCTGCGTTTCCTTCGTTCCCAAAATGAACCCAACTCTCCCCATCTTCTGTACTAGCAATAATGTAGGAGCAATTCATTTTCTCTACCACTTTCCACGCCACCTTTATATCTGTTGATGGCTTGAAATTGTCGGGGTAATAGCCAGTCTCCACCCAACCACCGCCATTTGATTCTACAAACCACGAAGCTCCACCATCTTCCGCAGGGTCAACGCCTATTTTCCACCCCATAACCTTTTCGGCAATTTTACAATCTAATTCTTTTCCTACTTTCAACTTTCTAACTTCCACCATGCTTCATCCTCCCCTCAGTACTTTCCCGAGCTGCCAAACCCCTTGGCTCCACGATCACTCTCACTCAGCTCATCGACTAACTCAAACTCAGCAATATAAACCGGCACGACAACTAATTGGGCTATCCTCTCGAAGGGTTGAATCATCACATAACCTTCGTCGTTTATGTTTGCCACTGTCATAAGCATTTCTCCACGATAATTGCTGTCGATAGTCCCTGTGATGACTAATTTCCCCTCGCTTGATGCTCCTGATCTTGGTTGTATCAATCCAACATGCCCCTCGGGTATCTCTACTGCAATCCCTGTGGGTATCTTGACGATCTCGTGTGGATAGACTCGCATTGGATGGTCTAGTCTCGCTCGTAGATCCGCACCACCATCGTTGGGGTATTTCCGCGATGGCAGGAATTGCGGGTCCGTTGTGTTCATGAGTTTGGCCGGGATGGTTCTTCTTTCCCAGAAATCATTTGCAGCGTCATAATCGATGCACTTTGAGCAAGGTTCCTCTCTATCACTTAAATGATCATATCTACAGTTGTCACACGTTTTTTCCATGCTTTACCCCCTCCAAATAATCCTCAATTACTCCCTTAGCCTCAACCCATCCAAAACAAACCACCGCCAAATAACCCTGCTTAGTCACTTCCTCGATCCACCATTTCTGGTTATCGCTCAACCTTCCACCCTTAACCTTGAGTTCGCAATAAAGCCCATGAAATCCACCCCGAGCAACGGGCAGGAAGACATCGCTGACTCCTGCCTTTGCTCCTTCTCGTTTTAATCGCGCCGCCTCCCTGGCGTTTCGCTTGCCTCCGTTTGGTATTGAGTGGAGAAGCGAGAGCTCTGGGTATTGGGATTGCGCTAGTTTCGCCCACTGGAAGAGGGAGATTTGTTCGTTAGACTCTTTATGATTCATGCTAATCCTCTACAATCTTGCATTCCAGTAATCCGCCCAAGAGTTCAATCCCTTTTTTACTCACAAAATATACTTGAGGATTTTCTCCCCCTCCATTTAGAAAAGGTCTTTTTGTGGCAAGCTCCAATTTAACTAACTCATCCCAACTTTGGTCATCACCAGAGGTTGTGTAATAGTTCCTGAAGGCAACGTATTTCTTACGTTTTACCCTATCGCCCCTAAAACCGATGCAATGCTTCATGTTCTCGATTTGCTTTAGGGTTATGTTTTCGTTAATCACGTTTCATCCTCCCGATCTCCATTATTTTCTAAAACGGTATCGAGTCGTCATCATCCAAATTAACTTCATGTCCCAATGAACTAGAACTACTCGACGACGCTCCTGATGAGTTGCCATCCTTCGGACTCAAGAACTGAACCTCATTGGCGATTATCTCTGTGATATAAACCTTGTATCCGTCTTTATGTGTGTAGTTCCTCGTCTGCAATCGTCCATCCACTGCAACGAGTTTTCCCTTGGACAAATACTGACTGCAAAGTTCTGCAAGCTGTTTGAATGCAACTACAGGAAGGAAGTCCGCCTCTTTCTCCCCTTGAGCATTTTTAAAGGTCCTGTCAACCGCAATTGTGAAGTTGCAAATCGCCGTTCCTGATGGCGAATATCTGAGCTCACTGTCCCGAGCGAGTCTTCCGATTTCAATAACCTTATTCATACTTAAACCCCTCTCAATGCTTTCGTTAATCGCTCGTTGTACCTAATCTCAGCCTCTTCGATATATACATCATGGATATTCGCCAAGAGTCTCTCGACTCGTCCCCATTTATCTTCAATTGTTGGTTTGGGCTCATCATCCCAAAGCTTTTCAATCTTGCTCGCTTGCTCCTCCCACTCCTTATCCGTCATATTCTCTTCGGCTGTCATACCCCCACAAGCCTCATTCGTACCCTTTTCCTCACAATAAACCCACGCCAGACTCCTCCAACTCAACCACGCACCCATTCTGTTCGCCTATGGACGCTATAGGATTTGCTGATACCTCCACATTTGCAGGTCCGATCATCTCTTTTTCCTCCCTATCTTTTTTGTATCTCAAGCTCATCATGTGAGCATGTGTGGTTTTCTTGCTGATCTCGTACTTTTTCGCCACCTCGGAGTAAGTTCCGATTGCCTCAAATTGCTCAATCGTGGTCAATTCGTTCCGCATGTCTTTTGCCCTTTGGATTGCATCTTGTCGGTCCGTTGTCTCCACCTCCCCCAAGTATTCAATCTCGCCAGTCTTTTCGTAGTGCTCGACGTTAAACTTTCGCGTAGTGATTTTCGTGTTGATCACCTCCGGATCGCTCGGAGGTTCCCTTAGACTCGACCCCAGAAACGTCCGCGCACTTGGATTTGCTACTCGCATCTAACCTCCTCCTTTCTCGGCGTTTGGCGTTGTAATATCTTGCGTTTGCCCTAGCTTTATCTTTTGTACCTTCCTCCGTGACCGGCTTGCCTTGCCAAGCTCGTATAAAAGCGTCAACGTTCGGCTTAACTCCTGCCTCTTTGGCTTTATTGGCTGCCCAAGACAAGGATCGAATGAATCGATTCATCTCCCTAGCTTGCTCCTTGGTCAAGGCTTTGCGATAGTCAACTCCGCCAGTTTCGCCGGGATATTGGACTTTCTTTTTGCCAATCTGCGCGGGCCTTGCGTTTGGAGATATGTTTGGCAGCCCTCTTCGTTTGCGCCAGTTTCGGATGGTTGTGGTTAAGACTAGATTTGTCGGAGTGCTTAACCCCTTTGCGATCTCGGAGTCTGTTTTATGTTGGTGGTAGAGGATTAAGGCGGCTGATTCGTCGAAGGATGTTTCACTGGCCATGGTTCGTCCCTCCTACCCTTCTTTTCTCCTGAGCATAGCGGCCCTAGCCATCCTTTCCCTTACACTTTTAACCTCATCGTCTGGCATCTCATCTTCTTCAAACTCTTTAAACTCTTCAAGCTTGACTACGGTCAGCGGTTCTGCAAGCTTTAATTTTGGAGCACCCATGCTATCGATAAGTTCTTTGAGCTTAATCGGCATCTTGGAGTCTATGCTCTCGCGTTTTTCTAACGCTTCGTAATTCATGCGGAATTGTCCCCTTATAACATCCGGTTCCTCGCAGTAGCAAAGATTCTTGAACCCTATGGATTCCACAGCCCTTCTGGTCAATGGCGATAAGCTTTCAAGGGCTTCCTGCTCTCGGTATCCTCCATAATTTCTAATTGCTCTAAGTGCTTCCTCGTATGCCTCTGGTGCAGTTAAGAATGTCGGTCCAGTTATTTGTACCGCAGCTCCTCTGAATATTGCTGGCATTGGTAAAAATGGATTTTCAAGAGTTGCCAAAACTTTCTTCCCCGCTGCCATTGCCACCTTAAAATCAAGGTCATTAAGCAGATCCCAATAAACTTGTGTTCGTTCCGGACTTGGGTTCGTGTCCGTGGTCGCGCTTGAGATATATTTGAAAAACTTCTTAAACTCGTCTTTGTTCATTCGATTAATCCCTCCGTCATTTTGTCCCACTGATCTATAGCATCAAATGATTTGGGTCTATTGGGTTGAGGATTATTCCTTTGAGCTTGTCCTCCTCTCGTAACCTTTTCATTCACATATCCCTCAAACTTAGTTCCGAACAATGTCTCAGGTCGAAGGTATTTCTCTTGATCTGTTCCCGTCCAGCTTGCCACTTTTTTATCAATCACGAGTTTGAAATCTTCAAGGGTAAACTTTTCGTTCCACCTTGCCTTGATAAGCCCCTTAGTCTTTTCTGAGCTAACCTTGTACTTAGAACCAGTTTTTTCGTTAAGATAAAAGATAATTTCCCGATACGGTATATACTCTTCTTTATCTAGTTCTATATCTTTATCTTTATCTAGTTCTATATCTGTATGTTGACTGTCCACGGACTGTCCTGTGACCGTCCTGTGACATTCCTCATTAGATGATAATAGTTTTTTCTTAGCTCTCTCCTTTCGCTTCCTCTCCCTGTCGCGCTCCTTGATCTTCTCTAAACCCTCAACATTTTGGTGCTTATCCCAATTTGGTAGAAATATTCCCCTCTCATCCATGTCGATCATGTCTAATTTTCTGAATGTTTCGAGTGCTAACTTAACTATGTTTGGCGGTTTTTTGAACTTATGGGCAAGCATATCTTCCGTGTATGGTATCTTTTCAGTTAAGTAGATATATCCCCCGGCGTTGCATTTCCCAGCGTGGGTTAATAACCTGATCCAAATAACCAGGATTGCATCAGCCTCGGGAAGGCTTGAGATAAAATCTATCTTTTCATCCTCAAACATGTCGGTCGTTAGTTTAATCCACTTAACGTCTGCCATTCTCTTCGCCTCTTTAACACTTGAAATACTTTGTTTCCTGTCTATAGTTTACCACAACTTGTCCATGTTGTCCATGTTGTGTAACGTATATAATATGGGCAAATTGACCAAACTATGCATGTCTGATATAATAAATTTCAGGGGGTGAAAATAGATGTCTGGCGAAAAACTTGTGCGTTTCAACTTAATGATCTCACCAAAGCAGTTGGAGGAGATTGACGAGTACAGAAAAGATGTTGGCACCTTGCCCCCTAAAGGATCTGCAGTTCGGGAATTAATTAGACTTGGATTAAAAACATACTGGGAGAACAAAAGCCGGGAATAACCCCGGCTTATTCTTTTTATAGATCCGAATAATGAACTACGCTCGTAAGTACTTTTGTTTCCCGACAATAGGAACAACATTCGCACCTAATCGGCTTCTCAACCCCTGACTTAACCGCAATAATCCTCGGCATATTTTCCTCGACCTCGGCCAACTCCTTAACTAATCGCTCATGGTCCGTCATATTGATAATCGCCTTGTCGGGACATTTCTCCTTACTAACAGCAACGATCAAGAACTCTGACCAATCGCCATTCTCTCGACCCATCGCGATCCGTTCGCCCTCGCAATAAATAGCCATTTGGAGGGGATATCGATAAGCCTCCACGAAAGATACCTTTTTCCTAAGTTCCTCGTCCCAGACATGTTCCGTGACACTTCTAGTTGTCTTCAGATCCACGATTCTTCTTCGCTCGTTGTTCTGGACATCAAGCATGCCTTTCCACGTTACGCCAAACATGTCAAAAGTGAGGATAACCTCCTTCTCGCCCTCAAGGCAGTACATAGCTAACGGGTCGCGTGCTAGGCAAGCAATCATCTTGTCAGCGACCAAATATTCGGCTTTAAGAGATCCGTCTTTCTTAAACATGTTCGGATGGTTTGCGATGAATTCTCTCTGTGTTCCCTCGCTCCAGCTATGGACGTAGCTCCCAACCTCGAGGGCGGTGGACGGCTCGTCCACCCATGCCCCGGTCAGTTTTGCCATCGTTTTAGCTTCGCAATTTAAAAAGGATTTATATTGGCTGCATGACATATAAATCTTGTTCGAGTCGCCACCGTGATAGTTGCCATGGGTTAGTTCCATCATGCCTCCTCCTTAGCTAGTTCAGCATCTAACCTAAGACTCTCTTGGCGCTCAAACTCTTCCTTAGCCTTGCGCTCCTGCTCTGCCTTAAATTCAGCCTCGACCTTGCTCTCTGCGGTTGGTTGTTTGTCCTCCTCGAAGAAGTCCTCGCGCCTACTCATCCCATCCTTGAGGGAGTTATATATCTTACCTAAAGAAAGAACGTCTTTTTCGGTAAAGCTATCAATCTTAACACCGACTTTATTCTCGATCATTTCCCGAGTAACGCCGAATGCCTTGAATGCGTCAAACATCTTTTTGAGTCGGTCAATAATCGGTTCTGTGTTTTGGCCCAATAAAGTTCTGTCGCATTCCTCCATGGCAGCATCGACGACATCCTTTGGTATTGCAGCTAGAATACAAGCTCTTTCCCTGCGCGCTCCCATATTAGCCACTAACTCGTATATATCTCTGGGGTCTTCTAGCTTTTGAATAGTTTTTCCAGCCTTACGTTCATGCTTAACTGTGAATATCTTCTCAAATCGAACATTTGTTTCAAGATCCCACGCATAAGCCATGCAAGTTGATTCTCCTAATCTTTGTTCCAATTCGGTTACACCACATGAGAAGTTGCCCCAATTTTGAGCGATAACCTCAGCTAACCTAATTGATGGACCCGTTACTTTCTTCCCGGCTCTTGGATATTCATAGGAGGCAATTAGGGCTAGGGATTTTCGTTGGCATGATTGCTTAATCCGTTGATAGGCCGCGAATTGATCTCTGGGATATTGTTTGGCCATAAAAACCATGCCTTGAATCTCTTGGTTGTATCGTCCATTTGCGGTCTGAATGGCCGCGTTTTGGGTCACTGGTACTGCTTGCTTTAAGGCTAATTCAAAATCATTACTCACTTAAATTCCTCCTCAAATTTCTTGTAATATCCAGCATTAGACCCGGCGATAAATCAAATTCTCTAATCGGATCGTATCCCTTCGTAATTCGTGCATCTTAGCTTTTAATTCAGACACTACTGTACCGCTCCACGGGTTCAAATCTGTCCCGGATTCGATGATTTCGATAACCCGTTTGCACTCAAGAACGACTAACTGCTTAGCATCGTCGGTGCTCACTTAATCTCCCCCTCAATCTTCACATTCAGCTCCCCATCCATCGTTTCGAGAATAATATACTGGAACTCATCCTCATTGATCTCCTTCTCGATCCATGCACGATCAGACTCGTTAATCTTGTTCCATCCATCCAAGCAGATCAGTTTCAATTCCCCAGCCTGAGCCTTTGCCACGCGGAAAGCTAACTCCAACTTCTCGCCATCGCTCAAGCCATCAATCAATGTCTGGCCAATCCTGATCAATCCATCACTATCTACCGTGATCCCCGGGATTGGTAACGCTGCAATCTTCAGCAATTCCATAGGCAATTCGCGGCCCTTCTCGATTCGTTGAGTGAGGGTTTTACTTAGTTCCTCCTTCGGCGCTAACTTCTCGCGGATCATCGAGGCCATGAGATCGTAGTCCCTCAGAAAGCTTTGCATATGTGCCACTTGATCAGCCGCCAAACGAAGGGGTTCGACATCGACAGGAACGGCCTCGGCGAGGATTTGTCGAGCACTCCCCACTTTGGCATCCTCGGTCTTAATTCGCTCGTCCGCTTTTCCACTAATTGCCAATAAAGCTTGTTCTTCCAGTTCGTCGATGTTGGCGAATTCTTGGTCTTTGGTAGCGATGGACTTCTCGTAACTTGCAATTAATTGTTCAGTAACCGCAACGCCATCATTTACAAGTTGGATAGATTCTTTAACTTTAATCGCATATTCATCTTTCAATTGTTGTATTTTACGTTCAAGTTCTGAACCAAGAGCATCAACTGAATGTTTTAAGTTATTATCAGATTGAGCAATTGTATTTTTTGATTCAACAATCTTGTTTTCAAGAAAAGCCTTAAACTCCTTAATCTCGTTCCGCTTCTGGTCCATCTGATTGCGCTTCGTCTGCTTCTCGGTTTCAGCCTCAGCCTTGACCGTAGCAATGCGGTTTTCTAGCCCTTCAACGATGTTCTTGGCACTATCTATCCGCTTATTAACTTCCTCGGCCTCAGCAACCTTACCGTAATATTCAGCAACCTTCTTCAAGCGCCATTCCTCACCGTCATAGTTGGGAGGGAGTTGATCCTTATAGCCTTTGATTTGAGCCTTGAGGACCACAATCTCCTGATTAATAGCAGCCCTTTCCTCGTAATAGTGAGCGACGATCTGCCCAAGGATTTGAAGGATATGCGCCTCGTAATTTATGCCCTCTGGGATCTCGCTGAACCAATTTGAAATATCGTCCATACCCCAAGGAATCTCCAACAAATTGAGGATAATCTTCGCTTGCTCAGTCGGTGATTTACCAACGAATTCTAAAGGTTTGAATACATCGCCATTGATAAACTGTTTAAGGAATTTCTCATTACTCGGTACAGCCTCGCCCGGTTTCCTAACCTTCAGGTAGTCAGCCTTGCCTGTCCGAATCTTGCGATCAATTTCGAGCCCGGTGTCGGTTTGAATAAAGATCGTTGCCTCTTCCTCGCCATGACGAACGATCTCTGTCCGCTCGGATTTATTGGTGAATCCTTTTTGGAGTGCCTCAACGATACTCGACTTCCCAGAACCCTTGTGCCCTGATATGTGATTGATTTTCCCTAAGTCTTTGGACAACTCAGTTATCCCTAGAAAATTGTTAATCTGAATATGTTTTACCTTCATTTCTTCATTCTCCTCATCCTAAATTTTCTAACTCCATTGGCGAATAGCAATGCGTAGTCCCTGGCCTATCTGTACACTGCTCACAATTCATGAAACAGGCCTCATCGCTGCACACTAACATCCTTAGTCCCTCGAATTCCTCTCGCCACGCCTTTTGGCAACTCAAACACCTGCACACGGTTTTGCGCTTAGTCTTCGCGTTCTTCATTGCCCGATTTGCATACCTTGGACGCTCGGCATTCATGACCTCGACCTGTATTCACAATTCGTTGTAGCCAACGTTCCATCACAATCCACCTTGCAATGATAAATGGTTGATGGCTTCAAGCGATGGCAACGATAAAGATCGCCACATTTAAAACACAGACAATTTTTGCAAGCACGACCTCGCTCAATCAGCGGAAATTCAACCAGCGATTCAACTTTCGAGACATCTATGTTACACTGAGGTTGTATAGTTTCCCTTGGGGCTCCTTGTGGCGAGGAGTCCTTTTTCATGTTCCAGGCTTGATTTAAGCCCTGTAGGGTCTGTGCAATTCCAACAACCTTCTCTTCGGCTGTGGTGTGTATTTCGCCCATGATTTCCTCGATGATTCCGATGGCGTTCGTGTTCATTTGGGCTTTGGTTTCTAGGTCGATGAACCAGTTTTTTCTAGGCATTGATATTCTCCTTTCTACGTGTGGCGTTCTTCCTCTCTCCAATCCGGTTGCAGATATCCGCAATGATAACCCCCGTCCTTGTTAGCTCTGCATTGTCTCCAATTAGGTTGAGTTGGTTTAGTCTCACAAGCTGTTTTCTGGATGCCAAGATGAGATTATTAAGCTCGATATTAAATTTGTTACCATCCCCAAAGATTAAAACGTGCCCCTTCGGAACTGGTCCGTTTGCATCCTCCCAAGCCAATACATGCTTTGCTCTCCACTTGTTCGGGTCCGCAATCTTGATATCGACATAACCTTCACTGTTGACCCTCTCAGACCCGACTGGTTTATAGTTCCAAGGCATACCCCCTTTTTTGAATTGCGTAGGCTCCCATCCTCCTGCACCCTTAACGCCCTTGTTAGCAGGAACATGCCCAGTGGGAAATCTACCATCAAGGCCACTATCTAACTTGTGATTCTTTTTGTAAGCCTTGATTTGATTGAGTCCAAGACTTAAGTCAAAGTGAGCGTTAAATATCTCAGTAAGCTCGACATTCCCACGTCCACAAACGTGCTCTTTTAAAAATTCAGCTTGCTCAGATGTGAAGTAATGCACGACTAATCCTCCTGTACAAACGCCTCGCGTAACATTGCTGGCACTTTCTTCACATCACCTCCAAGATACTCATCCTTCGCCTTTACTGCATCGAGCACCAATTTGCCGTTCGAAATGATCTGAGCCGCAACTTGATTGACTGCCTTTGCCCTGTCGATTTCCTCCACCAACTTTTCACCCTTGAGGTCTTCATCGCCGAGTCGCTCCAACTGAGCGAATAGATGGTTATTTAGATCACCTAACGAGTTTTTCACGCCCCCAACCTCCTTGCTTCACCACTCACCCGATGTATAACCCGAAAGCACCCAGGAACATCTCTTTCCACGAGCCAGTTTTTTGGTGCGGGCAATGACTTCATTTTGTCCTTCTGCGCCCGAGTAGGTTTACGACCATGTTTCACTTTAACGCCTCCTTGTTCTGAAATCGGACAACGCGCCTTCTGATTGCGTCAGCTGTTGTTCCGTATCGCTCTGCGACCTGATTCCATGTATGAGTCTTTTTATACCTCAAAATATCCTCAACAGTGTTACTGTCGAATTCTACAGGTTTGCCTTCCATGATTCGAAATGCCTCTTCTGGAATTCGTTCAGACAAAACGCAAATACATAAAGCATAGTAGTTTTCCTCAACACCGCGTGACATCTCACTTAATGCCCCAATTCACCGAATCCACATACACCGGCTGCACAGCCCTCTGTCCGACCATCCTCGTGTCTTGATAATCGACCACCATCTCCGAGCGAATCGTGTCGCCACTCCTCAGCATCCGCGACCAGAGCTCATGGTGCTCCTGCTTGGCTTGCTCGATTCTGCGGATCTCCTGCTCATGCTTGTACGCCTCGACTTCGCGACGAATCCAGTTGATTTTGATTAGTTGCTTGCGGATGGATTTGAGTAGGTTTTTCATTTTGGCACCTCCAAAAGAGAAGGGTTTTCGTAGATGTTGCCGATGACTTCGCTATGTTTCATTGTTGAACATAATTCATCATGGCTATCAAGTTCCTCAACTACTCCGCTTTCAACTTCAAGAAAATCGTCGAGCGTAAAGCGACCGTTTTCAAACACAACAACTGCACGGTTTACAAAGGCGTAACCTTCCTTGTATTCATATCCTCCGTCTTCGCCCGTATCATCAAATTGCAGGATATCCCCCTCGTAAATCTCCTTGCCGTTTCTGTCCTTGAGTCCTGTGAACTGGCCCACGGTTTCTGGTATAACTTCTTCGCTCATCCTAAATCCACCGTGATCGTTTAAGATATAAATGCGTCCATCATTGTCAACTATTAGGCATCCAACGGCCCATACTGGATCACCTGAAGGGCTCATATACTGATATTTTGGTTTTTCCAATCGCTTGCCCCTAAACTTAATTTCCCTCATCGTCTCCCCGCCTTTCCTTGCCTCCACGCCATATACTTCTCATAGTGGCTCAACCTCCGCTTTGTGAAAATCGGCGTAAATGCAATCCTAGCAACGCCTAACGCCCAATACCCCTCTGCCCCCTGCTCCCACTTTGCCTTGCATTTTGGACAGCGGAATTCGGCTCTGCCCATCGGGAAGTACATGAGTTGACCACATATGCAGGTTGGGACCATTTGCTTTGGCATTCCCTTGCTCATGGGCTTGTCCTCCTCATTTAATCAACTTACTCACGAATGATTTAAGCTGTCCCTTGTTTAGCTCTTCCTTCTTCAGGCGTTGTTTCTCCTGATACTTCAGCCGCCGCGCCTGATCCCTCTGCAGTATCTTCCAACCCATCAGGTGAGTTATCATATTTACCTCCTATATCCTCTAACGCATCACGCCAACACTGCCGACATTCGGTTCCTATACCACACTCAAGCGAATCATTCAGCCCGACATTGCTCGGACAAGGAACGTCTGCATCAACATCGAATGCCTCTAGGACTTTTTCGAGTTGGAGTTTTAGACGAGCGTTTTCTGATTTGAGTTGATCTAGGGTTTTCATCGTTTTCACCTCCTTTCATTACGCTATCACCTTAACGGTGCGGCGGGTGTGCTGCTCCGCCAGGATCTTCTTTCGCTCTTGAAAATCCGGCACTGCTACAATCAGGCCGATGTCGATGCGTTGGAGGGCCTTAACAGACTCAGCCTGTGCAGGCGTTAAGTACGGCCTAATCGAGGGCACTTTGCCGAGATTATTAGCCTCCTTGAACTGCTTTGCTGACATCCCGAGGACGATCCGATTGATCATGTCAAGTTCACCAGAGAAATGATAGTTTTTTGGTTCTTCATGCGCGTCCATGATGGCTCTGGTGAATTCAGGGAAGTCTGCTTTGGCTTCGACGAGGTTTCTAATGAAGGATTCCATTTCATTGAAACGATTAATGTAGGCTATCTTGAAGGCCATCGCCTTCTTGCCTGTGAATCCCATGGCCAAAAGAGTAAATCCATCGCGAGTCATTAGGTACTCGGGATATCTTTTTCCACGATCTTTATAAGTTGACGATGTGAAATATTGATTTATGTTTTGATTTGGCTCCCCAGATTTGGGGAACGAGATTATGATTTCTTGAATATCCCGAAGAACATGGTCATGACGTTTATTGAATATTTCAGCTACCCTTCGGCTACTAGCGATTGGGATACCAGCTTTTTCAGTTACGCCGTAGATGTCACCGGGAAGGATTAGGTTACTCATGGTTCCCTCCTTTCGTTACACAACACTTATCTTGGCAACATACTCTTGGATTGTTGCGCCACTCAACATGTGGGGAAAAAAATAATAGTTAATTTTATCCGCCTCGATGTCTAATTGATCCGCTAGGATATCGACCTCTAAGCAATCGAAAAGCTGGTAGCCATTTATTTTGTGGCAGAAAGTATTAGTTGCTATGCCAAGAACTTCGCTCAATTTGACATAGGAAGACTTCTTTTCGCGGATCAATCCTTTTAGAGCCGAAAGTTCGATGTACTTTAATTTCCTTACCTTTGACATTTTTTCACCTCCTGAAGAATATTATGTTTAGTTACGCAACTCCTTGGACATACTATAATCCAACTATGTTGAGTTTGTCAACCATTTTATCAACCCTTATCATATAAAATTTTAAATAGATGTTGATAAAATAAACATAGTTGCATATAATGTACGTTAAAGGAGTTGGACAAGGTAAGTGAAACAAAAAGCCTACGATCAGGAAAAATTCGCCAAAAGACTCATGCAGGTAATGGCAGAGAACAACGATACAATCTACAGCCTAGCGGAGTTTCTACACTTGAGCCCCAGCGCAATTAGCCGATACACATCGGCAAGCATGACACCAAAGATCTTAACTATTGAGGCCATGTCAACTAAATATGGTATTAGTCCCGCTTGGCTTATGGGCGGGAACGTGGATAAATATCCCAAGCCTGAGTCTGAAAAATCATCTAAGCGAATACCGATCGTAGGGACAATTGCAGCTGGAGTTCCGATCCTTGCGCAACAAAATATTGAGGGATATGAATATGTACCCAATGATCTTAATGTTGATTTTTGCCTTAGAGTCAAAGGTGACTCAATGATCAATGCTCGTATACTTGATGGAGACTTAGTCTTTATTCGTCAGCAACCAGATGTCGAAACCGGAGAAATAGCAGCAGTCATGATTGATGATGAGGCAACACTAAAACGTGTTTACAAGATCAATGGAACCGTAATCCTAAGACCCGAAAATCCTAACTATCATGAGCAAGTGTATTCCAAGAAGGATATGAAGGATGTCTCCATATTAGGTAAGGCAATAAGATATATATCGGAGGTGAGGTAATGGCGAGCATAAAAAAACGCCCCAATGGGACGTATCAGGCAACGATTTATGTCGGACGAGATGAAAACGGTAAACAACTCTTCGAATATGTTACCAAGTCAACTCAGAAAGAATGTAAGGCGGCTGCCAGGGAGATCGAACAAGAGTTAGTGGATGGCACATTAACTAAGGTCAAAAATATTAGAGTTGCTGAGTATATCAAGAACTGGCTTGAGATCCACAAAAATAATTATAGCCCAAGTACGTATGTATTGTACTTAGGCTATTTAAAGAATCATTACAAACCATTTTTTAAACAGATGAAGTTTAAGGACTTAGAGGAAATACACATTAAAAAACTTCGTGGCGAACTACTCGGAAAAATGTCCCAAACTAGTGCTCGAAGAGTATTATCTTGCCTCAGGCCAATTATGCATGATGCCATGAAACACAAAAGCCCAATGAGGGAAATTAAGTTGCCAAAAGAGGACAAGGTTGACTATTCGGATGTCCCAACTCCTGAAAAATTTAGAGCAATACACAACTCTGTGCGTGGGACTAGGGACGAACCAATTATACTTCTTGCTGGGTGGTGCGGGCTGAGAAGAGAAGAGATTTTTGCCCTAAAGCCAAACGATTTAGATTTTAAGAATGGCACAATTAGAATTGATGAAGCCTATGTTATTAACGATCAGGGAGAATATCAAATAAAAACGACAAAGTCAGAGAACGGCTTGCGTGAAGTAGCTGCTCCACCTTACCTTATGGATCTCATAAAAATAGTCATACGAGATGGATTTGCCCTCAGAAAGAAGGAACGTAAAGTAATTGAAATAACCGATAAAAAAGATAAAGACGATAAACTTATATTTCCAATGCGTCCCGATAGTTACACTAGCTACCTAGCAAAGCTCGTAAAAGACAAAAAAATACCGAAGACTCGTTTGCACTTTCTCCGGCATTATCACGCCACTTGGCTTTATGAAAATGATGTACTAGATCATTTAGCAGCCGAGCGACTAGGACACGATATTAAGGTTTTAAAAGCAATTTATCAGCATCTTGGAGTGA